CCTTTTATCGCTGCTGCCCAACTACATTCAAACTCTTGCATATATTCATCTTCACCCATTTGTTGTTTAGCAGCTTCTAACTCTTTAGGGTCTACAACTTTAGTTTCTGATGCTTTATAAATAACTCTGTACCAATCTGAATCATGTTTAGCATCTTCATATAATCTCCAAAATTGATTTCTGCCTTTCGGTGTACCAATAAATATTGCCCACCCTTTCCTATCCACTAATGCTGGTCTTACAACTTCCGACCATACTCTAGGACTCATATCGGCATATTCATCAAGTATTACGCCATCAAGATATATACCACGCAACGCATCTGGATCATCTCCAGCTCCGTATAAACGAATACGACTACCATTTAATAAATCTACTCTTAATTCTGATTGATTAATCTTAGTACCAGGAATATCTCTGGTATAATATACAAGATAATCCCAAGCTACTGCTTTTGCTTGTCGGTAATACGGAGCAATATACGCATAGCGTCCATCACTTCGTTCTGTTTTTAATTCTAATGCTTTTCGTAATAACTCGGTAACAGCATACACAGACTTTCCCCACCGCCTATGCGACACACAGATTTTAAATCTTTTATTATTCTGATGCAGTTTTGCCTGTAATGGTCTAGGCGTATAAGGTATTGTTATATGCACTACTCAATCCTTTTATTTTCTACTTCCCCTTCAACGACCTTCATTTCCTTCGGTGGGTCTAATGAAAAACTTACACTTATCTGATTAGGTATTCCCTCATGTTCCACCTTCTCTTGAAATCCCCCTTTAGTCTTTGCTAAAAATATAGCCGATATCGTATCGCCATTCATAGCTTTCTTATACAACTGACTACCTATATCCATAGTCAATCTTTCCCTACCAGTTTCTAATGCGTGTTGAAAATGTTTCCTCAATGTCTTAGCACTACACCCCACTAACTTACCTATCTGCTCATGGGTTAATCCAAACCCTACCCCCAACGAACATACCTTCTCTTGCTCTGGGGTCGGTTTGAAATTAGGGCGACCACCTAAATCTTTTCTTACCTTGATCTCCATACCAAAACCTTTTTGTTTTTTTTATAATATATTTATATTTATATCTTCGTCAAGTTACACACCACAAATTATTATTTTAAAAAAGTTTATAGGAGAAGTGTGAGTAGTACTCCTTTATCCCCACACCGACCACCACCCCCCACTCGATTGAAATTAAAAATTTCAAAACAAAAAAGTTGAAAGTACCTTCTTTCCGGTATTTATACCAATATATAACAAACTAGAACTATGTTTAGGTTTATTTATGCTTATAAACTGATTTAAATGCCTATAGATTAGCTTTAAGGTGGGTTGGTATGGTATACCCTAGCCCAGCCCTTTACTTGTTGTCTGTGATAGATATGCCAAGTATTTAATAGTTCTTTTTTATTAAGAGATTAACCCTATTAAATATATCACCAAGCATATAGCCATTAATGCCCTTAACTCATATTATTTAATATATCTGCATTAGATATCGTACTGAATCTATCTATATTTGTATTTTGTTTATTGTTATTCGTTGCATTCTCGTTAGTACGGCTATTCAACGGCTGTTGGACTTGTTTAGTTCTATTCCTAGCCCTTGCCCTTGCAGATTGTTTTCCAGCGAATGATTTCTGGGCAAGTGATTTGTTAACTGATAGACGAATTTTCTTAATTTTAGATTGTGTATATTTTAATTCTCCGTTCTCTGTATTATCTACAACTGTTAAGAATGGTTTTAATGATTCCATTAATTTGAAATACTTTTTACCCTTTGAGATGCCCAAGATATTCGGTATATGTTTTTCAAATATCGCAATATCATCATTAATATAAATAGCATTAATTATTTCTAAATATGCCCCCTTCTCCTCGAGTGTTAAAATGTTAGTTTTGATCGCCCACTGTTTAGGATAAAATGGATAGTAAAATAAATCTTTATTCATTGGCATTACTCCTAGATAATAGAATCGCATAATCTATATTATATTTTTTGTGCAGCTTGTTTGCCAGGTTTATAGATATATTCCTTTTATTATTCATTATATTAGATAGCAATGAAACAGATATATTTAAATCATTAGCCAGCTGTACTTGATTAATTTTATTTTCTTTTAAGATTTCTTTTAATATTTGCATGGTAATTTTTCCCTTGTTTACTGTTATAATCTTATACTCTTAAAATAAATAATATGCAAATTGAAAATATTACTTGACTGTGTGTATGCAATTTGCAAATATACTTATAACATTAATTAATAATCAATTAGGAGTGAAATAAATGCAAAATATACAAAACATAAAAACAGATGATTTATATAAAATGTTACCTTTAAAACAATTTCAAGATGCTGATTCTCAAAAAATGATTAAAGATGAAATCAAATTTAGAAATGAAGGTTTAACAATGGATCAAATGACAAGTATTTTTAAAATGGGCATTGTCCAAAATTGCAAATAACAATTAACAATAAGGAGTGAAAAGAAAATGGATACTAATACAACAGAAATAATAAAAGATTTAGAAACTAGAACTAATAAATATCATTTAGAAAATGAAAAAAGATTTAAAGAAAATAAAAAGAATATTAATTTCAGATTGCAAGGCGATAATAAATATTATTATGCTAATCAATGTGCAAAATTTACTAAACATATTATAGAAAATGGTTATCCTTACATAGATAAAAAAGAAATAAAAGAAAATGGAATTTCTTTTAATACATATTCTATTAATGTTGGATATAATCAATATTGTAGAGATTTAAAAAGATTTAATAGCAAAGAGGAATTATTAGGCTTTGTTATTGGATATAATACAGCTAACAACATTTAATAATAAATAAGGGTAGTTTATAGCTACCCTTTAAAATAGGAGTGAAAATAATGCGTAAAATGAATATAAGAGGTTTTAACAATAATTATTGTAAAAAGCATAATTTAAAACTGTGGCAAGGTGAGGGATATTTATATTGGGAATACTTGCCAAATAATAATTATACAATAGAAGATTTAAAAAACGATCCTACAAAATGGGTAGAGCCACCAAGTTCTATTTATGGAGTGCTTACATTTTCTGGACTTATACATGATATATATGGAAATTATAAACCAGAAAATTCACAAATCGTTTTAAAAAGTGCAATTCAAGAATTAAAAGAAATAAAAGAGGGAGTTTAAACAATGGAAAATATAGAAACAAGTATAAACTTCGGTGGCTTTTATAATTCAATACATAATGCCACTATAGAATTATTAATTGATCCTATGTATTCAGAGGGCGAGTATTCAGAATATAACTTTGAAAATATAGATTTTGAAAAAACTCATCAATCTTATATTGAAAAGTATTGCATAGAATTTGAAAGGTATATTTCAAATGAATATAATTTAGATATTGATTTTAAAAATATCAAATTATGGAGTCCAAGAGAATACAATTTTCAAACTGATAAAATAGATTGCACTATAACACAATCTGAAAATATTAAGTTAATGAAACATTTTATTAAAGATAATGATTTTTTAGCTTATTTAAAAGATGCCACAGTATCTTATGATGGCTATCATTCATTTTATGACTATGAACAAGCCTTAAATAATAAAGATGATGTTTTTAGCATGTATTTATTGGAGTACTTGGCAAATGAATTTAATCAGAATGAGGAATTGCCATATGAATTTGAAATACATTTATACAATGAAAAACAATTAGAGGGGGTTTAAACAATGAATATATTAAAAAGCATGATGATAGTAATATGGTCTATTAATAGTGTGTTAATCGCTTATTATGTTCTAATGAGTGCTTTTAATTACTACAGTTACTTATAATGGAGAGCAAACCGCATTATAGCTAATATGGTGCGGTTTACCCTCTATTAAGAGGCTTTGTAATAAGATAATATAGGAGTGAATTATGAAACTAACAGAAATACAAGAATTATATAAATTATTAGAATCTTATCTAATGGAATTAAATGTAACGGCAGGTTTTAAACATGATAAAAAATTGCCTACATATCCTAAAATTAAAGCCGTTGAAACTCTATTAAAAGACTTTGAATGTATTAGAGTTATTAATGGCGAAGAATATGGAGATTATAGATAATGCAAATTATATTAGATAATGACGATATAAGCCGTCTTAATGAGATCATAGGTTCTCTTATGATAAAACAGTTTGACGGCAACCAGAAGCAATATAGATCCGTTATAACTACTATTATGCAAGAGTATTTTAAAACTAATTTAGAGGAGAATGACAATTAATAAAACAATAATTAAACAAATAAATGATCTAGTAAGCAATTATAATTTTTTGCTTGCTAGGTCTGGAACTGATAAGCAATTTGACGAGGTATATATCCAGGCAAATAGGTTATCTAAACAATTAAACATTTCCAAAGAAGAATTTTGGGAAACATATTTTAACAATTAAAGGGGGTTATAATGGCAAATGGATTACAAGAATTAGATGATTTATTAATAGGTGCTAAAGTTAATTCTATTCAAGCATTACTGACTTACAAGCTGCAAAATGACAAGACCTGGAGTAATGAGTTATTAGAAGTCTTAAAAGACTGTAATTCATTAATAGATAAAATATTAATAGATCAAGATGAGGAGAATGTATAATGAGTGATAATTTTATTGGTATGCACCATCCAAGAGAGTACAAAATAGAATGTATAGTTCACTTGGAGAAGCAACACAACAACAGTTGGAAGTGGATTTATAAAGCAAGTGATAGAGAAATTAACGAGCTTTATGATTACTGGTTTCAAGAAGAAGAATTACCAGAAGGATGGCAAGAGAAGGAGAATGTATAATGACTAAAGAAGAATTTGAAAGTTTATGTGTGCATGATCTTACTTTTGAAACTGAAGATAAAAATGGAAAGATGAGGTTTTGGAGAACTACAGGTAAATTCGATCATTCGTCTATATGTGATGGAATTGAGGATAATGATTTGGAAGAAATAGAAGATTGGAAGGAGATAAAGATATGATTATAGAAGTAAATGCCAAATTAAATAGGCGAATACATAACTTAATAAAAGTTATAGATAAAGCAGAAGATGAAGATTTTAAAGGGATTTGGAAACAGAAATTATCAGAACTGTTAAGAAAATCTAAACATAATATAATATTACATTAAGGAAATATAATGGAAGAAAAAAGAGTTTTAAATAATGGGACTATAATTACATTTAATGAAGGGAATCATAGATATACTGTTATAAAGGGTGAGGAAAAATATAAACCTCGTTCCGTTACAGGAATTTTAAAAGTAGCATTTGATGACTTCACAGTTGGTAGCATGGCAGGAAGAAAAAATCTCAGAGAAACTTTGATAGAAAATATTGATTTTAATAAATCACATACTTGGAAAAAAGAAGAATTTGAGGAGTTTTTAAAAGATGTTAATAAACAAGCTGTGCAAAAATGGACTGATGGTGCTAATAGAGGAACATTAGTGCATAATTATATACAAGATTTTGCTGAAGGAAAAAAACCTAATTTTAGCATAGATAATGACATAGCTAAATTACAAAAATCAACTAAAGACTGGTTTGAAAGTAGAGTTAAAAAAGTATTTAGCGTTGAACAGTTAGTTTATAATGATTCGCCTATGTATGCAGGGAAATATGACCTAGAAGCTGATATAGAGGATTATGGGCGGTGTTTAGTGGATTATAAGACAGGTTCAAGTTTGGCATATAGCCAAAAATACCCAATTCAGTTAGTGGGTTATATGTATGCTTATTTAAACCAAAATCCAGGCAATCCCTTTGGAAGATTAATCGTGTTTATTAATAGGGATACAGGTGATATTGAAGAACGATATTATTCACCGAAAACTTATCAGAGAGATTTATCAATATGGTTATCAATAGTAAATATTCATAACTATACGATAGATTATAAAAACGAGTGGGGTTAAATTTTTATGTGTAGTAGTTGCTCACTCCTTCTACTACACACCAAATAAGGAGTTAAATATGCAGATTACAATTAAAGAAATAATAGCACCACAGCCACCAAATGAAGAAAAAGGGTGGAAGGGTACTAAAAATTATAAAATAGTAACAAAAGACGGAAAAAAATTACTATGTAATCCAGATAAAAGACCTAGCGATTTAGATGTTGGCATGGTGGTTGATATAGAAACATGGGCAGATCAATTTAATAATCTCTATATTAACAGATTTAAAGTGGTTAATGACGATAATATAGCACCAAGCCCACAACCGACACCAACTGCTCCAACACCTCAACCTCAAGCACCTACTACTAATTATATAGAAGAAGGAACTGCTGGTGGGCATGATGTTAGTGAATTAGTAGGTAGAGATTGGGCGATTATACTACAAGCATGTGTAAACCGAGATGCCACACTTACTGCTGACCAAAAACTTAAATTTATATTAATGAATTATAGTAGAGGTTCAGTAGGAGCATTTAAACATCTTCAACAGACAGAAGATTTAGATAATACTGCTATAAGTGAGATGCCAGATGACAAAATTCCATTCTAAAGCAAAGTTTATAGAGTGTAAAAAATGCAACACGAAAGATATATATTATGTGTTTAGTAGGTTGTATTGTTGGTATTGCAAACAAAGATATGAGGATAAAAAATGGTTTTAAGTGCTAGAAGTGCCAAAGCTAAAGGTTCTAAATTTGAGAAAAAGATTGTTGATACAATAAATAAAGATAGTGGTTGGGAAGCTAGAAAACAGCCTGGTAGTGGCATATTTAGAGATTTTCCTAATGATGTCTATGTTGTATCACCAACAGGGGAAAAGTATATTATTGAATGTAAGAAATGGAAACATGGTTGGCGAACTGGGGATAAAGCCAAGCAGGGTGCAGATTTTTTATTAGTAGAACGAGATCATGGTAGTCCTAAGTGCTATCTGGAATATGATATGCTTTTAAGTTTAATGAAAACAATAACAGACTTACATCAACAAGTAGAACAATTAAAAGGGAGTAAAGATAATGATACA